CATGCTGCTGTCATCGTAGTCGGGCACGGGCCGTTCTGTGCTCGTACGCCCCATGTCTTCCGGCGTCATATTCATGCCGCTCTCCCCTGCTGCAGTCGCCACGCCTGGCGGCGCTGCATCGTGTGGTGCGCCCAGGCGCGCGGGAATTTGTACTTTCGTCTGACGCCGAGCTCATAGAGCTCCTGCTCGGTCTTGCAGGCCCGCTCCTCGTCCTTGCGCTGGGCCCGGACCGCGGCCGTGTCGACCTCAACGAGCTCGCCGTCCTTGTGCTCGATCTCGCGGGCCTGGGCCTCGAACTTGTGGCCGCAGGCCGTGCCGTCGGCGTGGACGTAGCTGCAGGCCTGCACGTAGATGGGGTAGACCGCGAAGCACTTGGGGCAGGTGCGCGTGGGCTGCGCGACCGGGCCGTCGCCTTCCCTGCCCTTGCCGCGCCGCCCCTCCAGCGTCCACTTGCGCTCGTCGTCGGGCATGCCCAGGCGCTCACAGTTTCCCGCGTGGTCCAGGATGAGGGCCTTGGCCTTGCCCTCGAAGGGCCGCAGCGCGCGCGACGACTGCTGTATCCAGAGGCCCAGCGATTGCGTCGGGCGCAACATGATGGCGACCTCAATGGCCGGAAGGTCGAAGCCCTCGCTCACCAGGTCGACGGACGTGAGGCCCTGGATGATTCCCGCGCGGAACTTGCGCACCAGGTCCTTGCGGACGTCCGGGGCCATGGTCCCGTCGATGCTGTAGAACGCGAAGCCCGCGGCCCTGAACTGCTCGGCGACGTGCTCGGCGTGGACGACCGACACGCAGTAGACGATGGCGCGCTTGCCCGCGGCCAGGCGCCGGTAGTGCGCGACCGCGTCCCCGGTGATGGAGGGGCGGTCGGCGGCCTTGGCCAGCTCGCCCTTGTTGAAGTCGCCGGCCAGGGAGTGGACGGCCCGGACGTCGATGCCGCCGGGGGCGAACAGGCGGTAGTCGGACAGGGCGCCCATGTCGATGAGCTCGCGGACGCCGGGACCCCGGACCATGTGCTGGAAGCGGTCACCCAGGCCCTTGCCGTCCAGCCGCTCGGGCGTCGCCGTGAACCCGGCCTTGAAGGCCTCGGGGCACAGGTCGAAGACCTTGCCCCAGGACCCGGCGACGGCGTGGTGGGCCTCGTCCAGCGTGAACAGGTTGGGCTGGTAGATGTAGTCGCTGGACCCGGGGTGGTAGCGCTTGGCCGCCTGCTTCGCCAGACGCCCGGCCAGCGTCATGACCGAGCACACCTGGACGGGCAGGCGTTTGTCATAGGGGCGGCCGGCCGCGATGAAGGAATGGGCGACGCCGAAGTCCCCGAGGGTGCCGGAGATCTGGTCCAGCAGCTCGTCCCGGTGCGCGACGATGTAGTTGCGCATCCCCTTCCCCGAGACCACCGAGGCCATGTAGCTGAAGATGACGGTCTTGCCCGACCCGCAGGGGCTGACAGCCAGCACCGACCGCACGCCCGACCGCATGGCGGCCTGGACGCCGTCGAAGAGGGTCTGCTGGTACGGGCGGAGGGTAATCACGCCGGGACCTCAAGGAGCTCGACGACGAAGTGGGGCGCGTTCAGGTACTCGCGCCGGTGGCGGCGGCCCTCGCGCACGGCCTCGTCGCGCGTGTGGAACGCCCCGCTCCAGGTGCGGCCGTGGAGGCCGACCATGAACAGGCGCCAGGGGGCGATGCCCTGGGGCTCGGCGACGGCAAACAGCTCACCCTGCACGGCGGCACTCCACAACGTCCTGGCACAGGGCCATGAACTCCTCGTCGCTCAACTCCCGCCTGGCTAGGTTGGCCTCCTTGCAGAGCCAGCGCAGGTTGCCCTTGGCATCGCTCCCGCCGCGGGCCTTGGCCAGGATGTGGTCGAGCTGGGCCGTGCGGTCCAGCTTGCGGCCAGTCAGGGCGCAGAGCCCCTTCTGCTGGCGCCACAGGGAGAACAGGTCGAGGGCGGTCGCGCGCCCAGGACCGCGCAACTTCATGGCCCGCCCCCAGAAGAACCGCCGCTCGTAGTATTCGCGCATGACCTGGCAGGACCGCTCCCTGTTCTTGCGGTGGTGCTCACGGGCGTAGGCCCTGGCGGCCTCCGGGTCAGCGGCTCGCCTTTGCGCCATGTGCAGGCGCTTGGCCTCTCGGACTTGCTCAGGCGTTCTTGCCATTGAGGATGTCCTCCACAGCTTGGAGACGTCGGCCTATCCAGGCCATACAAGGAACAGCCATTGAGTTCCCCAGGGCCTTGTAGCGCGGGCCGTCAGCGGCGGTCTTGCCGCGGTAGGGGATGGCCGTGAAATCGTCGGGGAAGCCCTGCAGGCGCTCGCACTCGCGGGGGGTGAGGCGGCGGACGGCCATTGCCTGGGCGACAGCGTGCGCCGTGTCCGTGACCGCTCCCTCGCGGGTGCTTATGGTCTCGCTCACGTCCCCCTTGGGGACGTCGCCGTCCATGCCGAAGTAGATGGGCTGGGCGACGGCCATCTTATTGTCCCCAGGCTCCTTGCAGAGTGTGCCGCTGATGTCGTCATAAACGTGGCCGCCCACGCGCGACATGACGCCGGGCTCAAAGGCAATGGGCTGGGCGACGGCCATCGTCTGGTTCTTGATGAGCGTGCCGCTGATGTCTTCAGGGGTGCCGATCGGGTCCAGCGCGGACTGCCAGGGGAAGGCCATGGCCTGGGGGACCACCACCGAGCCCGCCCCGCTGGTGTCCATCGTGAAGCTGGTCCCACCGTCCCGCCAGTCTTTGCCCTCGGGCCCCGCGTCCTCGCGGCCCACGGCGCGCGGATGGATGGCGATGGGCTGGGCCACCGGCACCAGCGGCGTGCCCCGGCCCGTGCCGTCCTCGCTGGCATCGTGCTGGGCGCGCAGGGTGTGGGCGATGTAGGTGTGGATGTCCTCACGGTGCGGGTCATTAGCCCGGCTCAGGAGGCACTTGGCGGTCTCAGGGGCGACTACTGAAGCGACTCGGCAACCTTCTCCAGAGCCAGCCTGAGCTGCGGCGGCATTTCCTTTCCCCGCCTTTCGGCTCGGCGCAGGATTCCCCTGCAGGCTGTGGCGCTCAAATAGAACCGCCGCGGCAGCGCGCCAGTCTCCAAGATGTCCGACAACGAACACACGGCGGCGTCGCTGGGCCACTCCGAAGTATTGAGCGTCAAGGACCCGGTAGGCCCACCCATACCCGAGTTCCCCCAGCCCTCCGAGCAGGGCTCCAAAGTCCTTTCCGCCGTTGCTCGACAGGACACCGGGGACGTTCTCCCAGACCAGCCAACGGGGGCGATAGCGGTCAGCAATGGCAAGATAGGTAAGCATGAGGTTGCCACGCGGATCTGCCAGTCCCTTTCGGAGTCCTGCAACGCTGAAGGATTGGCAGGGGGTTCCGCCGACGAGAACATCGAGAGCTGCATCGGGCCACTCTGAGAAGCGGGTCATGTCCCCGTAGTTGGGGACGTGGGGGTAGTGGTGCGCCAGGACGGCGCTGGGGAACTTTTCAATTTCTGAGAAGAACACGGGCTCCCAGCCCAGCGGGTGCCAGGCCACGGTGGCTGCCTCGATGCCGGAGCACACGGACCCGTAGCGCATCACGCCCAGCGCCCTTCCAGCAGGTCCACGGCCGTGACGTCAAGCTTCCGCGCCTGGGCGGCGGCCAGGACGTCGTTGACCGACCGGCCCGAGACGCGGCCGTTGGCGCCGCGGCTGCGCTCGTCAGGGGGCTGGATCCAGCGGTAGACGTTGGACGGGTCGATGCCGATGGCGGCGGCCAGGGGGCGCGCGCCACCGAACTGCTTGATGGCCCACTCGGCGGGCGTGTAGAAGCGCTTCCCGTCCTTGTGGAGCTGGCGCACGTTGTCGGCCAGCGTCGGCGCCTTCTTGCCCCGTGCCGGGGTCTTCTTCTTGTTGGCCATGGGCTCCTCGGTGTTGTGGAATACACAACATATAGCGGATGCCACACCGGGCCGTCAATGGAAAAATTACCCTCGGGCGTACCTGCCCCAGAGCGGGTTTTCTGAGCGTTAAAAAAAATCTCACCGAATGTTGTGGAATCCGCTTGACGTGGATGCCACCATTGATGTAATGTCAGCGGCATGAAGCAGACGGAAACCGCCGCTAACAGAAGGAAGGAGCCCCGCGTGTTCACCGTCCAGCGCGTCCACCTGGTCCCCCGCGGCACCATCTCCACGCCGGTCCTCGCCCAGGTCGAGGTCCGCGTCCACGACGCCATCCGCATCAGCGTCAACGTGGTCAACGGCCGCACCGGCATCTTCGCCGCCATCCCCGAGCGCCGCACCATTGCGGGCCGCCACGAGCCCGTGTTCACCTGCGTCAACAACCAGGTCCGCCACCACCTGGACGGCGTGGTCCTCACCGCCTACAACGACGCCCTTCTCCGTCAGGGAGTGCGTGTCCCTGACGCCCTGCAGTAGCAGCCACTCACCCTCAAGGAGCACCATGAGCATCCTCAGCAACGTCACCCGCGGCAAGGTCGTCAAGCCGCACCTCGTCCTCCTCTACGGCCCCGACGGCGTGGGCAAGACGAGCTGGGCGGCCGGCGCGCCCGACCCCATCTTCCTGTGCGGCGAGCAGGGCACCGACCACCTGGACGTCGCCCGCCTCACCCTCACCAGCCTGGCCGACCTGCGCGCCGCCCTCTCCGACCTCGCGGCCACGGCCCACGGATACAAGACCATCGTCATCGACACCCTGGACTGGGTCGAGGCCATGGTCCTGGACGACGTGGTCAACCGCCACGGCAAGAAGGGCGAGGGCATCGAGTCCATCCCCTACGGCAAGGGCCGCGTCTACGCCCTGGAGGCGTGGCGCGACCTGATCCCCCTGCTGGACGCCTGCCGCGACAAGGGCCTGCACCTCATCGCCCTGGCCCACAGCATGGTCAAGCGCTTCGACGACCCGGCCCTGCCGCAGGGCTATGACAAGTACAGCCTCAAGCTGCAGGACGGCGCCAAGACCGACGTGGCCGCGCTCTGGCGCGAGTACGTGGACGCCGTGCTGTTCGCCAACTTCGAGGTCGCGGTGAACAGCGACGACAAGAAGCGCGGCTTCGGCGACGGCACCCGGGTCCTGTTCACCGAGCGCCGCCCCGGCTTCGACGCCAAGAACCGCTGGGGCCTGCCGTTCCAGATGAAGCTGGACTGGGCCGCCTACGCCAAGGCGGTCGCCGAGCGCCAGGCCGTGGCCGCCGCCGCGGGCGTGGACGAGGTGGTGAGCCCGGCCAGCCTCAAGGAACTGGCCAAGCAGGTGACCGACGCCAAGCTGCGCGAGACGGTGGTGAAGACCATCGACGAGGCCGGCGACGACCAGCCCAAGCTGGCCAAGGTGAAGGCCCGCCTGCTCACCCTGCTGAACCAGGGCAAGAAGTAAGACCGGGCCCGGCTCCCGGGCCCGTACCCCCACGGAAAGGACATCGTCATGAGCAACTACGAGGCCGGGACCTTCCCCGGATTCGTCCAGGACTACGGCATCAGCGAGACGCGCGCCGGCGACCCGCAGGTCTACATCTCCTTCGAGGTCCACTTCCCGACCAAGGGCAAGCAGCCCATGACCTGGTACGGGAGCCTCAAGAGCGACAAGTCCCAGGAGATCACGTTCCGCGCCCTGCAGGCGGTGGGCTTCAAGGGCTCCAAGATCATGGACCTGCTGGACGGCCGCGACAGCGACACCATCAGCATCGGCGCCGAGGCCAGCCTCGTCGTCGAGGAGGAGCCCCGCCAGGACGGCCAGGGCACCTTCTTCAAGGTCCGCTGGGTCAACCGCGTGGGCGGCGGCGGCGGCCAGGTCCAGCGCGCCGACGCGAACAAGGCCAAGGCCAAGCTGCTGGCCCTGGGCGTGGACGGCGCCTGGATGAAGCACCGCCAGCTCAACCCGACGCCCGCGCCGAAGGACGCCCCGGCCGGCGGCAATGACGACGACATCCCGTTCTGAGGGCGCGACCATGGAGCAGGGCACCAAGGAATGGCTGGAGTGGCGCAGGCAGGGCATCGGGGCCAGCGAGTCCGCGGCCCTGCTCCAGGTCTGCCCGTACAAGACCCCGTTCCAGCTCTACCAGGAGAAGCTGGGCGCGCAGGGAGGTGACGACGACCAGGCGGAGCTCTTCCGCATGGGTCACGAAGCCGAGGCCGAACTGCGCGCCGCCTACGAGTTCGAGACGGGCCTGGACTTCCCGCCCGCCCTGTTCGAGCACCCGGAGTTCCCCTTCATCCGGGCCAGCCTCGACGGGTGGTGCGCGGACGCCACGGGCGACGTGCCCAAGGGCCTGGAGTGCAAGCTGGTGGGGCACGACAAGTTCCACTCGCCCATCCCCGAGCACCACATCGTCCAGGTCCAGCATCAGATGCTGGTGACGGCCACGGACTCCTGGGCCTACCTGCGCAAGAACAAGCTGACCGGCGAGCGCAAGGTGGAGATCATCCAGGCGAACAAGGTGGTCCAGAGCAACATCCTGGGCGCCTGCTGGCAGTTTTGGGACCAGGTGCAGAAGCGCATCCCGCCGGCCTACACGGAGCGCGACTGGGTGCCGGACACCAGCACCGCCCTGGTCCGGGCCCTGGCCGCCATGCGTGACGCCAAGACCACGAAGGAGCGCCAGAAGTTCCGCGCCGACGTCCTGGGCTTGGTGCGGCACAAGCGCACCGTCTGTCACGGGGTCAAGATCAGCCTCGACCCAGACCGCATCACGTTCCCGAAGGAGGAGGGCAATGCCGGCTGAATACCTCACCCCCAAGCAAGTGGCCGAGCTGCTGAGCATCTCGCCCGAGACCCTTCAAAACTGGAGGGTGAAACGCCAGGGGCCGACGTTCAAGAAGCTCGGCCGCGGCCGCACCGCCAAGGTGCTCTACACCCGCCAGGACGTGGACGCCTGGGTGGAGAGCATGACCCGCCCCACGCTGGGCACAACGAGGAGGAGGAAGTAATGGACAGCAGGACGAAGGAGCTGCGCGAGCACTACGAGGCGCTGGTGTCGGACAAGAAGGCCGAGCGCCGGGCCGCCCAGGAGCGCGGATTCATGGCCTGGTTCAAGTCGGTGTTCAGCGTGGGCGGCGAAGGCAAGCCTGAAGGCCGCCGCTGGACCACGGCCGAGAAGATGCGCCGGGGCCAGCAGGCCGCGCGCAACCGGGCCGCCCGGCGCAAGGCCACGGGCGCCGGGAGCCTCACCAGCCAGGAGCGCATGGCCACGCGCAAGGGGTGGGGCCGATGACCCGCGCCGAGCTGAAGCAGGCCCTGGTGGACGCGGCCGTGGGCGTGGCGGTCCTGGTGGTCGCCGTGGTCCTGGTGGCCCACCTGGTGGTCTGGGTCGCGCGGCTGTTCGGCCGCGCCTAGCTCCACCCTCAACGGCGGCCCCACCCGAGGGGCGGCCGTGGATGGTGCGAGGGGTCGATTCGGGTGTCTAGCAAGCCCCCGCCGCTAGGCAAGGCCGCATTGACTCAAGACCCTCGCACCATCCAACCCCCAGCCCCGGAATCTGAGACTGGCCAGGGCGACGCCGGATGCTCCGGCGCGCTAAGGCTCACCGGGCCGCGGACGCCAGGTACCACCGCCGCGGGATGCTGGAATTCTCTGAGGTGAGGCATGAAACTTGACCCCCCCAGCGTCTACGTCGAGCTGGCCCAGGTCCGTGAGCAGCGCGACCGCGTGGCCGAAGCCAACGTCAGGCTGGCCCGCCAGGTCCGCGTGTTGGAGATGCGCGTGGCCTCGCTCCAGCAGCACCGCGAACTGAAAGGCGAGGCCTACGACAACGTCCACGCCGTCGCGGCGGATCTGCTCGAGGAAAACGCCGGTCTGGAGGCCGACCGGATCCGCCAGGCCCACCGCATCGGCCAGCTCGAGGCCGGCATCGTCCGCCTGCACGACCGGGCCACCTGGCCCTTCATCCCCGCCGGCCAGGTCCGCGCGGCGTGCCAGCAGATCCTTCGAGGTGAGGCATGAGCAGCCCCCTAATCCCCTGCGCCCACTGCAAAGGCGAGGCGGACGTCTACCGCAAGATCCATCCCATCGAGCACGACTGGTCGGTGTGCTGCAAGACCTGCTGGGCCAGCACCGCCGAGTACAAAACCGAGGAGCAGGCGCGCGCCGCGTGGGCCCGCCGCGACGAGCTGGACACCCTCGCCGCCCAGGTCCAGCGCGCCGTGGACGAGGCCAGCAGGCAGGCCGACCGGGCCATCGCGGCGGAGAGGCTGATGCGGTTTTGGAAAACAAAAGCGGAATACCTTTTGAAGGAGTGGGGTCCAAAGCCCGCACCCGTTCAGGAGGTAGAGGGTGACTGGCTGACGGAGGAAGAGCTAAAGAAACTTTACGAGCGCACTTGGTCGGCTACAGACATTGAAAACCGATACAGCCTCCAAGTCTGCAAAGCTATCCGCATGGCCCTCGCCGCCCGCGCCAAGGTGGCCGACCTGGAGACGGCGCTCAGGCTGGCGAAGGAAGTCCAGCCAGACACGCGGGAGCTGGTGGAGGCGGAACTGATGGAGAAGCTGGCCGCTGTCGAGCACGACCGCTGGGCAGACTGGCAACGCCACGCTTTTAACCAGTGCCATTTCAACGCGGACGGAACGGCCACCATCCCGGCCTGGGCCGTGGAGCGATGGACGCGCCAGATTCAAACGGCATACGCCGACCTGAGCGAGGCCGAGAAGGAAAGCGACCGCCGAGAGGTCAGGCGGTATCTGCCCATCATCGCCGCCGCCCTCCGCGCCCAGCAGGAGGGGAAATGAAGAAGCACATTCCAGACCTTACCACTCTTGAGCTATCAGAGCTTGAAGCGCATGGGACCCACCTTCTCGTTGACATGGAAGGCCTGGTGCGCGTGCTGAACCGGATGGCTCGTCGGGTCTGCGGCTTCCCAAACAATGCCAAATGCCGCTGTTCAACCTGTCGCGCCCGCGCCCTAGTCCGCGCCGAGCGCAAGCGCAAGGAGGGGAAGCCGTGAGCGATTACACGTGCCCAGCGTCAATGGAGCAATGCGAGGCCGAGGTGGCGCGGCTGGAGAAGGAAAGGGACGCCTACAAGAAGGCCAAGGAAGAAAACGACGACCGCTTCATGAACGAACGCGACCAAGCAAGGGCGGAGCGCGACACCCTAGCCGAGCGCGTCAGGGTGCTGGAGGCACAGGCCAGCATAACGGACAGGCTTTTCCTGCGGGTGCTGTCCCAGGCTCTTGGGGAGAATGACAACCGAGAGCTACACCATCTTTTCATGAGCGCATACGAGCAGGCTTGCGAATGGGTGGAGCGCAAGGGCTATGGCGTATGCACCGGTGTGGGGGCGCGTCTGAAAGCAGACCCGTTTGACGCGGAAGTGTCATGGGATGAAATGGCCGCCCTCGCCCAGCCCCAGCCATGCCAGACGTGCGGGGGGACAAGGAGAGCCACTTTCTACTCAAACATGGCGGGGCAGTATGTGACGGACACCTGCCCAGACTGCAGGGGGGTAAGCCTTGAAGATTGGACGCTGGAACATCATCCTTGAGCGCACCAATATGGAGCCGTGCCCTCCATGCAAGCACTTGGGCAATCCCTTTGGGGAGGTGAAGCCATGACTGACCACCTGGAGCCCTGCCCGTTCTGCGGCATGAGGCAGTTGGACTTTGAACAAAACGAGCATGGAAGGCACTACGTCATGTGCCTTACCTGCGGTTGTGAAGGCCCCTGGACCATGAGCAAGCCAGCCTCTAAGGAAGATTGGAACCGCCGCGCCCCCGCGCCCCAGCCTGCGGAGGTGTGCAGGACGTGCGGGTATAGTCCAGAGAGGCACAGCGAGGTATGCGTGTATGACCACCACCCCTTCCAGCCCAAGTCCCAGCCTGCGGACAGGGTGAGGGAGGTCCAAGAGGCCGGGGAGAATCTGCTCCAATGGTATGACGCCATTGTGGGGGCCATCCCAAATCTGTCCGACAAGAGCGAGGTGCGGAAAGCCGAGGCCCGTTTCAGGAACGCCCTCGCCGCCCTCCAGCAAGCCGCCCTCCAGCAGACGAACAAGGCCGGGGATGGGGTGAGGGAGGTTGTGGAGACGGCGGTCTCAAACGTGGAATACATCATCGAATGCTGGTTGGCCGATTGCTCCATTGAGTGTCGTGGGGACGATGACTGCGACCATTGCGCGGCTCTCAGCGACCTACACAGCATCCGCGCCGCCCTCCAGCAGGACGGCAGGGGGGAGTCATGACCCGCCCGCCGCGCATCACGCCGAAGCCCGGCCCGGACCCGAAGCCCGAGCAGGTCGCCCAGGACCACGCCGAGGTCGAGGCCTGGATGAAGAACCACCGCCCGAAACGCTGCCCGCCGGCCACGGCGGACAACGCCGTCAGCATCTACGTCCCGTTCGCCACGCTCCCCGCAGCCAAGAAAGGAAGGAGGCCTCAGTCGTGACCACCATCGTCTACGAAGTCCGCAGCTCCATCGGCAGCGTCCTGTTCTCCAACGAGCAGGCGGCCCAGAACTACCGACGCACCATCATCGAGGCCCAGGGCCTGGCCGCACATGGTGTGCCGAACCACCACCCCCTGAACCATGACAACGTCCTGGTGGCACCCCGCGTGGTCCTGGCCGACTGCCCGAACCCTGAGCTCGCGGCGGCGTCATGAGAACCTGCGAAGCCGGAGCCTGCACCAAGCCCGCCGTGTACCGCGGCCACAACGGATGGAAGGACGAGCACCACGCTGGAGCCTGGTGTGAGGAGCATGCCCCTCGAGTCTATGCCGGGCGCATCGGGTGGGAGCCCGTCCTCCTGCTGGGCAAGCACGTCGATGTCGTCCCCATCCCCGGCGGCCCAGCAGCGTCCGGCGCGCAGTTCACCGAGGGCACGCTGCCCCCGGGCGCCGAGCCCGCCATCATCCCCACGCCTAAGGGAGTGCTGCCGTGAGCCTCGACCCCGCCTGCATCAGCCGCATCCGCCTCAAGCCCGAGTGGGTCCGCGAGAGGCTGCACCTGCTGTACAACCTGGGCGGCCCCGAGCTGGGCGCCGTCCACCAGGCCGAGATCCACGCCCTGGAGCAGATACTCCACCGCGGCCGTACGGCGGTCTACGACGGCATCCCCGTGGAGCTGCTTTACTGACCGGCCCCCGGCCTAAACAAGCCTAAAATGGCTTGTGCGCATTATTCAAACGATTGCATTTGTAGGGATGGGTAATTTACCACTTGGGCCGGGCGGTCGAGGGCGTGGCGGGGTTGCTCACCGAAAAGCCCCGCGGCGGGACAGCGCGCAAATCTCGGCGTAGAGCACCATGACGCCGGGGCGGGTGTCGGTGAACTGGACCATCTCGCCCTTGGCGTTGCGGAACTTGTTCAGCATCTTGACGCCGTGCTTGGGGTCGGACCACACGTAGGGGCTTTGCCGGTGGTCGCCCTTGTGCCAGGACGCCCGGCCGTTGTAGCCCCAAACGGCATCCACCAGGCAGGCCCCCTCCAGCACATCGCACTGCGCCTTGCTCTTTAATTCGTGGGCGGCCACCAGGGCCGCGAAGCGAAAGTCCCTGCTGACGCGGGCGGGCGGGTAGCCGTAGAGCTCGCAGACCTTGCGCTCGTAGGCGCGGATGCGGCGCGTGAACTCGGCGCCGTCGTTCAGCGGCCCGCGGTCCAGCATGAAGGGCCCGCCCAGGTTGCGGCCGGGCTCCAGGTTGTGCTCGCGGTAGTGGATGGCGGGCAGGATCTCGACGGGGACGCCGACCTTCTTGGCGGCGTATTCGTAGGCGGGCCAGAGCTGGCGGATGCGGACGACATCCCCTGGTGTCAAATAGGCGCTGGCCCCGGCCGAGGTGACCGGGGCCAGCAGAAGGAAGGCCAGAAGGGTCTTACTTGCCCAGCTCGGCAAGACGCTTTCGGACAGAGGCCAGCGTGCGCGTGGCCTTCAGCCGGCAGTCCTTCACCTCGTCCAAGTAGCGCCCTTTGGCCTGGGCCAGGTCGCACTCCTCGAGCGCCTTCTCGTAGAGCGCCGCGGCCTCGGCCAGCTTGTCCGGGTCGTTCCAGCCGGGCAGCACCAGGTCGAAGGCCTCGTTGTTGTAGGCCCACGCCCGGGTGAAGTGGAACAGCGCCAGCTCGCGGGCCTTGGCCCAGTTGCCGGCTTCCTTGGCCGTGTTGTAGGCCTTGTGCTGGGCCCGGATGGCCTTCCAGTCCTGGGCGGACTGCTTGGCCGTGGGCTCGAAGAACTTAGTGGTGTCGGCGGCGTAGACCGGCGTGAAGGCTAGGGCCAGCAGCAGAGCAAAAACGAAACGCATGGTGTCTCCTACAGCGGCAGGGGTGAATCCCAGGCGGCCGCCTCGCCTGAGCTACTTCGGGGCCCTCAGCGCTTTGCCGGGCCGCGTGGCGAACCACCAGCCGATGGTCGTGCCGGCCATGGCCAGCGTCCAGTCGGTGACCAGGAACAGCAGCTCCGTCACCTTGTCGCTGGGGATCGTCATGCCGAACTCGAAGGCCTTCCAGTACAGGCAGGCGGTCAGCGCGGCCGACGCCAGGAAGAACGCCAGGGTCACGGCCGGGCGAATGAACGACGAGAACGCCTCCATCTTCGACCCGGGCGCGGGCTTGGCGTAGTCGTAGGACGCCTGCATGGCCTGGTAGCCGGCCACCTCGACCTTGGCCTCGGCCTCGGTCTGCGCCACGGCCAGGCGGGCGGCGGCCTCCTCGCGCATGATACGGGCGTCGGCGTCCTTGAGCGCCAGCTCGTGGTCCCAGCGCGCGCGCTCCTGCTCGAGCTCGACCTTCTTCTGCGCCAGGTCGGCCTTGCGGTTGAAGATGCCCATGATGCCGCCGAACAGCGTGCCGAAGCCGGCGCTGCCCAGCAGCTTGATGATGCCCCCGATGGCGAGCTCAAGCATTGCGAACCTCCAGACGGAACGGCTGCCGACCCATCGCAGCCTCGAAGGCCCGCACCGCGGGCCGGGAGACGAGGACGGCCTTGACGCCGTCGATGTAGCCGCGCTTCTCGCCCAGGGCGATGCAGCCGTTGAGCTGCATGGCCAGGTTGGCGGGGTGGATGCGGCAGGCGAAGCGGCCGGGCACGTCGGCCAGCTCGTAGAGCATGGTGCGGAACCGCGGGCTGTACGTCATGCGGCAGTCATAGAGCCCCGTGGGGATGCAGGACACGTTCGAGGCGTTGTCCAGCCAGGGGCGCTCCACCGTCCACCAGGCGCGATCCCCGACGGCGATGACGCCGAAGGTCCCCTGGGGGCCCTGCTCCTGGCGGGTCAGGACCACGTGCCTCACGGGTGCTTTATCCCGGCGATGACGCTCTTGACCAGGGCGCCGACCAGGCCGGCCAGCAGCAAGGCCGCGGCGGCCCAGCCCTTGGAGCGATTCATCCAGGCGTTCAGTTCGGTGAGCTGGCCGCCCAGGGGGGCGACGGCGCGCTCGACCCGGGCGAATCCTTCCTCGATGGACTTCTCCAGGCGGTCCATGCGTTCGCGGTCGGCGCAGCGTTCGGCCTCAAGCACGGCCACCTTCTGCTGGAGGAGTGAGAGGTCGTCGGGTGCCATGCGTCCTGTCTAAACGCGGGTTAGGAGATTCGCGTGATGCGGAACATGGTGTAGGTCGAGGCCAGGTTCTGCTCGACGTGGGGGCGCACCACGTCGCCCGCGGCCAGCCAGCCGGTGAACACGGCAGGGAAGGAGCCGGAGTTCTGCGAGTCACCGGACGCAAAGGAGCTTTGCCCGATGCGCTCGGAGGCGGCCAGGCTACCGAAATTCGTGGTCAGCGAGGCCGAGTTCAGGCTGAGGCCGTAGGGCGTGGACTGCGCGTGCTCGACGTAGGCGATGCTGTAGACGCCCGCAGTGTTGATGGTGAAGCTGGCCGCCGCGTTGGCGCTGTCGGCGTAGGTGATGCTGGTGCCCACGTTCTTGCCCGTGGTGGTGAAGCGGCGGATCTTGGTGTTGACCGCGCCCAGGCCGTTGCCCGTGTAGAGCCAGACCTCGCTGTGGGACAGCACGCCCATGAGGCGGAATTGGGTGCCGTCGTAGACCGCCGTGTAGAAGGCCCCTGCCTTGAGCACGTTGTCCGTCAGGGCTGAGCCCTCGCGGTCTGTCAGGTCCTTGGCGCCCAGGCTGTTCACGTTCAGGGTGGCCGCGCCCGTGTTGGTCACGTCCACCTTGAACACCACCGTCATGCCCGTGGCGTAGGCGGTGTAGGCCGGGTTGGGGTTGATGGCGTAGGTGTCCGTGCCGCCCGCGCTGGCGCCGATGTAGGTGGCCAGCACCGTGCGCGCGGCCTCGGCCACCTTAGCCAGCGTCACGTTGCCGTTGAGGATTTTCACCGTGGTCACGGCGTCGGCGTCGATGGCCGCAGCGTCCACGGAGCCGTTGGTGGCCAGGCCACCGGCAAAGCCCAGCGTGGTGCGAGCCGCGGCGGCGTTGAGGTCGTCCAGCACGGTTTCCATGTAGGGTGTGACCGTGGCGTTGGGCAGCGTGGCGGTGGCGACGATGAGGCCGTCGCCGTCGGCGTTGACCTGGATGACCCCCCCGGGCAGGGATGCGATGTCGGCAGGCAGGGTCGGGGCGAACCCCGACGCCGCCACCGTCTCGGGGAGCTTCACCGAGCGGTCGAGCTCGTCCTGCTGCTTCTGGGCCACCATGGTCAGGCGGTCCAGGGCGTCCTCGTGGACCTCGGGGTAGAAGGACCCCTGGTTGGCGATGTCCGTCTCCTGGACGGGGTCGGGGTCGCGGCGGATGGTCAGGTGGTAGTCGGTGGTCAGCTTGCCCGCCGTCAGCCACGCCTGCCCGGCGCTCACCAGGCTGATGGACCCACCGCTGGGCGAGCCCACCCCGGTCACGGTGTAGTCCGTGGTGAGGGCCAGCTCCGTCTCCACGCCGTCGGTGTCGCGCACGGTCAGCCGCAGGTCGGCCTCGTCGAGAACCTTGAACGTGAACGAGTACGTGGACACCGACCCGTTGCCGGTGTAGTCCATGCGGTTGGTGAGGGACGGGACGGTCATGCGCAGCTCCCAGGGCCCAGGGGCCCCTGCCAGGGGACGTCAAGATTCTATCAACGCTGGTGGGGTTTTCACACCAGAAAATCAACGCTGAGGGGGCGGCCCGAAGAGCGGGGCCATGGGCCCGGCCTGGCCCTCCAGCAGGGCCGCCGTGCCCCGGACCGACCTGTCCACCTGCCCGGCTGGGTAGTGGAACAGGATGCCCGCCACGCTGTTCAGGGAGCGCAGCAGGGCCTCGTCGACCTCGCCCTGCTCCACCTGCTTGAACAGCTTCCCGACCTCGGAGAACGCCCGGGTGCCGGCCGGGCCCTCGTACCCCCGGAAGCCCTGGACCGCCCCGGCTACCTCGCGCACCAGCACCAGGGAGCCCATGATGTAGGCCACCTGCTCCCGGAGGGCCTTGTCCAGCAGGTCCTCGTCGTCCCCGCCCCTGCCCTTCAGGGCCTCGCGCAGGGCCAGGCCCATCATGGCCGGGGCCACGTACAGCAGCATCATGTCCACGGCGAAGCGGCCCACGCTGGCGGGCTTCTTCCAGTTGGTGCGCTTGCCCGACTCCACGGCCAGGTTGTAGGTGGTGTTGAAGAAGCTGTAGAAATTCGTCCACAGCTTCAGCAGGGGGCCGCCCCGCTGGATCTGGGCCAGGTCCTTCACCTGCCCGCCCCCCTGGCTGTCCAGCACCGCCTGGTCGGCCAGGGCCACGGCCCGGGCTTCCTGCGCCTCGGCGCTCATGTCCCGCACGTCCGGGTCGGTCTCGCCGTCGGCCATGGCCTTCTCGTAGGCCCCCATCCAGGTCGGGATGTCCACCAGCTGCTGGCCCTTGGCGATGAACCAGAAGTAGGAGTCCTCGACCTTGGACAGCTTCCCGCGCAGGCGGAGCTCGTTGCGGACCTCGTTGATCTCGCGCTGCTGGGTCTTCCCGCGCAGGCGCATGAAGTCGCTCTTGGCCTCGATGAAGGCCGCCGTGTTCTCCATGCGGGTGGCGTCGCCCAGCCAGCGGCTCAGGCCCTTGGCCACCCACTTGGGCCCGATGCGGACCATGGACTGGGTCAGGCCCAGGGGCTGCATCAGGGACGTGAACAGATTCCAGCCCAGGCCCGAGATGGTCGTGCCCACTCGCAGGTAGTTGATGGCCCGCTCCATGGACTGCTGGGCCGGGACGTTGCCGGCCGCCACGTCGTTCACGGCCGCGGTGAGCTGCCTGTACACCTGGTCGCCGTGGTGCGCGATGATGGTGGACTGCAGGCGGCGGTCGCCCAGCAGCTTGTTCAGGTCGATGAGCGTCTCGTAGTGCGTCTGGTCGTGGATGACCTCGGCCACGTGCTCGAAGATGACGCCGAAGTCCAGGCGCACCGGCATCTTCACGCCCTCGACGCGGGCCTTGCGGTGGCCCTGCTTGGTCGTCGAGCGCACGGTCCCGGCACCCATGGCGCGCTTGGCGGCCTCCTCGGCCAGGTGGGCGTAGGCCCTGGGCTCCTGGCGGTCGTCGTACTTCAGGGGGAAGTAGCCGCCCTTGAACACGCCGAACTTCGTCTGCACCGGCGCGGCCTGCACCTTCTCGGGGGCCACGCCCTTGACGCGCTTGGACATGGCCTCGGTCTCGGGCCAGTAGCTGTCGATGTGGTCCCACACCGCCTGCACGACCTTCCAGTCGCGCTCATCCAGGCGGTCCAGGATGGCCTGCACCTGGGCGTCCGTCCAGCCGTAGCCGTCCTTCAGCTTAGTGCGGTTGTCCTCGTTGCCCCAGTTGAGGGCGACCACGAGCTGGCCCATCTTCGTCAGGCTGGTCCCGGCGCCGGGGATGAATTCCTTGCGGTACATCTTGGCCACGTCTTCCGGCCCGTAGACGTCGAATATGGCCTTGAGCGCCTTGGTGGCCTTCTCGTTGGCCACGGCCTCGGCCGTGCCCGCGTCGTTCAGCGGGCGGACCAGCAGCTCCCACAGGACGCCGCCGTCCTTGAACCCGTCCATCTCGCGGACCAGGCTGGCCATCTTGCGGTGCGAGGCCAGGAACCCGGCCCCCGACCGCAGGAGCTCGTCCTGGGGCAGGCGGGTCTCGACCTCGCGCGGGCGGGCGCCCTTGCTGTTGGCCTCGATGCTGGCCGTCGCCTCGTCCAGGGCCGCGTCCAGCTCGCGCATGCGCGTGGCCTTCAGCAGCTTGTTCTTCAGCCCGGCCAGGTGCTCGATCTGCTTCACCGTGTCGCGCAGGCCGACCAGCTCCTCGAAGCTGGCCTCCTTGTACGAGACCTCGCGGGCGTCGTTGAGCACGGCCTCGGGGATGTCCACCGGGGTGCCCTGCTCCTCCATCTTGGCCATGAATTCGCGCAGGGACGCCCGGCGGGCCAGGTCCTCCAGGGACGCGGGGGCGAAGCTGTAGCGCCGGGCCAGGGCGTCAATCTGCTCCAGGTAGTCGCCGCCGGCCTTGCCCAGGCGCTCGCGCACGCTGGGCTTCTGGAACTTGCGCATGTACTCGACCAGGGCGTCCACCTGCTCGCGCGCGTCCACCGCCGCCCGGTACAGCGCGGCGTTCAGCATCTCGCGGTCCTTGGCGGCCAGGGCCCCACGGAAGTCGCCCTTCAGGGCCAGGTCCGTCTTCTCCTTGGCGGCCCGGGCCTGGGCGCGCTGGTAGTTGATGGGCTTGATGTCCTTGACCGCCCGGCGCGCCACCATGGCCTCGGCCTGGGCCTTGTACATGCGCGGGTCGGGGCGCTTGAACACGGCGCGCAACAGGCCCTTGTGGGCGCCCTTGGCCTGGGCGGCCAGGTAGTCCCACTCCAGCAGGTGGACCCGGTCCATCTGGTCGTTGTGGACGGCCTTGCGCGCCTCGTCCGTCATCGACCCGTCCAGCATCATGTCGCCGTGCCGGACCTTCATCTCGGCGTCGGCCTCCTCGGCCGCCACGGCCGCCAGGGGCCGGGCCTCGTCCAAGGCGGTCAGCATCTCGTCCGCCGAGGAGAAGCCCAGCAGCTCGGCCGCGGTCTCGACGTCCACCCCGCCGTCCACGCTGTAGACGTAGGGCCGGGCCTTGGGCAGGCGCATGCTCGAGAAGCGCTGGACGATGGACTCCTTGGACAGCTTGAACGCCGGGGTGCCCTCGGGCAGGGGGCTCCCGTCCGGCATGGTCCCGTGCTGGAGCAGGGCCAGGGCGCGGTAGACCGGCTCCTGGCCGTGGGTGGCGATGGACTCGGCGATGAGCTTGTCGCGCTCTTCCTTCCACATGGCCGTGCGCTCGCGGGCGAGCTCGGCCAGGGCCTTGGTGGACAGCTTGGTCACCGCCGCCTCGTGGGCGTCGGCCAGGGCCTTGGCGTAGGCCGGGTCCTGCTCCATGCCCGGCAGGGGCGCCAGGGCGACCTCGGCCTCGGCCTGGGCGATCTCCTCGTCGGTGGCCAGCATGCGGTCAAGGATGCCCTGAACCTCGGGGTTGAGCGGGTCCTTGCCCTGGAGCATGGCCTTGACGGTCGTGTAGATGTGGACCATCCAGGCGCGGAAGGACGCCATGGCGCCGCGCAGCTCGGCGCTGGGAGCCTTGCCCTCCATCAGGTAGGCCTCGCCGTACTTGGCGAGCTGTTCCTGCTGTTCGCGCGTCATGCTGGCCCAGTCCTTGGCGCCGACGTTCCTTAGCAGGGCGTTGAAGTCGTCGACCAGCTTCTGCTGGACGGGCGTGCGCTCGGGAAGGCCCGTGACGTACTCCACGTCCTGGGCCATCTCGAAGAACCAGCGGTGCCAGGACTCGTGCAGGAACGTGGTGGCGTCGGCCTTGCGGCCCAGGGTGATGAGGGTCTCGGCGTCGTCGATGTTGATGGACCCGCGCTCGTCCTTGCCGCGGCGGGGGTCCTGGAACAGCGAGAAGCCCTGGCCCAGGGCGGCGTCCTTCAGGGCCGGAGTGATGTCGATGGAGTGGACGGGCGACTCGCCACGGGCCACAGCTTCGGAAACGGGGCTCCCTTTGCTGGGGACGTTTTTCTCGGCCAGCCTTGTCTCCCCCACCCTGCCGCCAAATTTCTTGGCGAACTTGTTCACCCACTCGGGCAGGATCTTGTCATAGAAGCCATTCATGCCCTCGCCGCCGACCTTCAAGTCGAGGCCGGAGAGCGACATCATGTACTCGCGGTCGCCCTGGACATGCTCCTTCTTGCCGTCGCCGTTCACAATTTTCTGTGCGACCTCTTTCCCGACGTAGTCATCCAGCTTGTCCGCAGGGATTGACTCGCCAAGCATCTGCCCTCGGTGCTGGGAGATGACGCTTAGGGCATAGGTGCCGTCAGCGTTCTTGTCGTAGAGGAGCTGGTCAACCTTCTTCGACAGGTCGTACCGCTCTGCCTGCGGCGCGCTAGTGGTCCAGGCCACGCGGTCGTAGCCGCCCTCGGCAGCCATGCGCAGGATGCGCTTGAACGCGAACTCGTGCCAGGTCTTGCGGAAGGGCGCGTCGGGGACAGACATGGAACGCGACAGGGAATCGCGCTTGACCCTCGCCGCCGTTTCCAGGGCATATGCCTTTTCGTGCTCGATGGAGACCTGCTGAAATTCCTTCAGCCTCTCAAATGCCGCGGGGTCGTTCTTTTTCAGTTTGTCAAAGAACGGGTCCCCGTCGATAGTGCCGTCGCCATCCATCTGCGTGGGTGATTCAAGGCGCTCAAGAACGCCGTGAATGTATTTGCCCGTATTCTCTTTGACGCTATCAGCGATGTTCCCTTTGAGGGTCTTATCCGACATTGCCGAATAAAGCGCGTTTCGCTTGTCAAGCAAACGCTGATCTTCAGCATCCAGGGCGGCGTGCTCGGCAGTAGCCGCTTCAAGCGCCTTCTTGCCTTCCTCGCTGGCATATCCCTCCTTCCGCCCCTTCTGGTGCCAGTCGCTCTGAATCTCCTCGACGAACAGGACGCGCTTGCCGTCGGCGTCGGTGCGGTCGTTCAGGCGGACGTGGGCGAGGACGTTGGGCTCGTCCCAATGGGAGGACTTGAAGGCATTGCGGGTATCAAGCGACCGCTCCAGCGTGCCGGCCTTTTCCTTTTTCTCGAGGTAGGCCAGCAGCCACTTTTCTTCGGCGTCCAGCCCATCAGCAGATTTAGCCGCAGCGCGGAGAGCCGCCAACTGCGCGGGTTCGTCAACGTCAGCCTTGGGTGGCAACGTGAACAGCACCTCGCGGTAGTTCGCGCCGCCGGGGAGCTGGTACTCTCCGAACTTGGTGCCGCTTCCCTTGCGGTCGCCAAGCTGGCGTTCTTCTTCGATGTATTCCTGGGCATCCTCTTGGCCGCCCGTGTACTTGACACGGCCATCTTCGGTGACCACGTCGAACATCGGCTTGCCAGCGTAGTCCGTTTCTTCGGCGTTCTGCACCAGCTTCAGCCCAAGGTCGCCACCCTTCACCACCTCCTGTATCTGCGGCATGTTCGCGCGCAGAAATTCCACCAGGGTGGCCTTCTCCACCTTGGGGTTGTTCTTCAGGAACTCATCGAGGCCCAGCCACTTCTTCTCGTCGGCGCTCAGGTCCTTGGTGAGGCCGCGCACCTGTTCAGCGCTGGCCTTGGCCGGGAGCTTCGCCTCGATGGTCTGGACCAGCTTGGAGAACCAGACAGGGGCCGGCGTCTGCTCCCCGCGCCCCTCCTGGTTCAGCTTCAGCGACTGCTGGACAGCGCGCTCGACCGCGCTCAGTTTAGGGGTCGGTTGGGCCGGGGGATTCAGCGCCGCTTCAATGGCGGCGACGAACTCGTCCTCGGCGGAGCCCATGTCGCCGCGGCCTTTAAGGTCGCGGTCGTACTCCTGCTCCTCTCGGAACTTCTCGACCGCATCCCGGATGGCCTCGCCGGCAGAGCCGTCGATGTCATCCATGACGCCCTCGACCTTGCTCGCCAAGTCATCGGCGGTATCGGTGCCCTCGTTGTAGGCGTCCAGGGCGTCCTGGATTTCGCTCAGTTGAGCGGAAGTCTGTTCCCCGCCCTGTCCACCAGCGTCACCTTCACCTGGCCCGCCTTGAACGCTTCCTTCAGCTCCTGCGGCGGCTCGCTCGCCTGCGCGTTTAGGGGCCCCAGGTGGGTCCGTTTTGGGCTGGCGGATTCCAGCGGCTTCGCGGGCTCGCTTTTGGTCGTAGAGGGTTGCGTCTGCGGCTTCATCGTTCTCTCCTACTCCGTATGACAGGCCGATGCCCTGGTAGTCCCAGATCCGCCCGTCCTTGTCCAGCTCCAGCGTGACGCCTTCGAGCTCCTGCTGCAGGCGGGCCATGAACTGCTCGGCCGTCGCCGCGTCCTTGAACCGGGCCGCCATCTCGTCGCCGTGCAGGCGGTAGAACCGCACCGCCTCGCCGTTGCCCTCGGCCTTGCCCAGCATGGCCCCGGCGCCCTTAAGGAGCATGTTGCCCGCCTCGTGGCCGAAGAAGTCGTTCATCCGACCCAGGCCGTCCACGTCGAGGCTGGCAACCATCGGCCAGCCCAGCGCCTCGTCCTCTTTGTAGGTCAGCTCGCTTCGCAGGCCCGTCAGGTGGTCGGTGCGGAGCTCCTTCTCCAGGCGCTTGAGGCGCTCGACGGCCTGCTGCCATTGCTCCAGCGTGGGCACCACGTCCGTCCGCAATTCGAGTATACCACCACCCGTTGCGGATTCCACAACATTCTTTTCAGACTGATTCAGGCGGGTCCGGCGGACCTTGGCCTGCAGGCGCTTCAGCGCCCGCTCGCCCGCCGCCCGGTCCCGGCCCGCGCCCTCGCCGTTCTGGTAGATGTACTCCTCGCGGGCCTGGCGCTCCCGGATGAGGGCGTCCAAGAAGCTGTTCATGTCGGTCACGCCCGCCCGCTGGGCCAGCTCGGGGAAGGTCGCCAGCAGGTCCATGGCGGCCGTGTCCAGGTTCTTCTCGCCCCCGAACAGGTCGTTGATGTCCTGCAGCTCGCCCCGGAGGTGGTTCGCCTTCACCGTCTCGACGCTCAGCCAGCCCCGGATGGCGTCGTTGATGGGGGTCACGCCGCCGGCCGCGACCAGGGCGTCGCTCTCCATCTCGGCCTCGGCCGCCTTCCGCTCGGCCTCCATGGCCTGGCGCTCGGCCTCGTTCTCGGCCTCCAGCGCCGCCACGTCGAAGGTCAGGTCCGGCCCGCCCTCGCGCTGGATGCGCAGGGGCCAGCGCTTCAGCAGGTCCACCGCCGTCACGCCCTGCTCGCCGCGGCGCTCCATGCGCGCCCGGTAGCGGCTCTCCCACAGCTTGGCCTGCTTGTCCGCGCGCTCCCTGTTCTCGCCAGTCTGGGTCAGCATCTCGCGGACGATCTGGCCCACCTGGGCGGGCCCGTCCAGCTCCCGGGGCATCTCGGCCGCGGGCCCGAGCTGGGCTTCCCGCTCGGCCGCGGCCAGGCGCTCGTCGGCCTCGCGCAGGCTCACGTCCACGTTGCCGTTCTCGTCGGCGAAGCGCAGCTCGCGGAACAGGGCCTCGTTGTGCTCGGTGGTCGCCAGCTTTCGGGCGTAGCGGTCCATGGGGATGACCAGGTCCGTGCCGGCCTTCACCGCGTCGTCGTAGGCCTGGCCGCCGTCGCCCAGCACCTCGGCCGCGACCTCGCGCGCGTCCACGCCCTTGCCCTGCCAGTACCCGTCCCAGGCGGCCGGGTCCATGTAGGCCTGCTCCAGCCGGGTGCCCCCGGTGATGGACTTCACCGCGTCCTGGGCGGCCTGGGGCAGGGACTTGAACGCCTCGCTCTCGGCGCCCTCGGCCATGGCCGTGTAGACCTGCTCCAGGCGCTTGGCCTGCTTGGCCTTGGAGTGGTCCTCCATGGCCTGCATCGACCCGGGCAGCAGGCCCCGGCCGAAGAACTGGCCGACGAAGGTGTCGAAGCCCACCTGCCCGGCCTGGGCCAGGTCCTGCTGGAAGCTGTCCTCGGCGAAGTCCTGGCCCGACAGGGCCTGCCCGGTCTCGCGCCCGGCGGCGCCCACCAGCTCCTGCATGGCCTCGGTGATGCCCTCCACCGACGCGGCCCCGCCCACCTTCTTCAGGGCGTTCAGGATGATGGACCGGCGCGCAGGGTTGGCCAGGGCCTCGCGCACCTTGGCCATGACCGCGGCCTTGGCCGAGCCCCCGCCGGCGGCGTCCAACAGCTTCTTGGCCCCGGGGACCAGTTTGATAAACGCCGCGTCGCCAGCCACCTCGATGAGGGCGTTGATGCCGCCCACGCCCGCGGCCGCGGCGCGCGCGGCGGTCGGGTCCATGGGCTGGCCCGTGACGTCCTTCATGGCCGAGAACTCGTTGAAGGCCAGGCCCGTCTCCATCCAGAAGGCCTGGTTGATGTTGTTGGTGGCGATGCCCGCCAGGGCCCCGGGGACGGCGCCCACACCAGCCCCGGCCGCGCTCAGGACCGCGCCCGCAGACGCGCCCGCCAGGCCGGCTTTGACCGTGCGCTCCATGTTGGTCGGGTTGAGGAACGACTGGCCCAGCCCGTAGCCGACCTGGCGGGTAATGTAGGAGAGCTTGCTGTCCCCCATGCCCGCCCGGGCGTAATCCTGCATCTGCTTTTCGAGCGCGCCCTTGCGCGCCTGCTGGGCGGGCGTGAGGGTGTTGCCCAGGAACTCGTGGTAGGACAGGCGGGCCAGCTCGTCCTGGGCGTTGGCGTTGGCCCAGCCTTCGGTGTTCGTGTGGACCGCGTGGGAGATGTTCTCGAAGAACCCCCGGTCCTTCATGGCGAAGGCGTAGTGGGACGGATTCTTGGCCATCCAGGCGGACAGGCCGGGGTGGTTGCGGCGGTAGGCCTCGGCGTTGAAGTCCTTCTGCCGGGTCGCCAGCTCCACGTCGTCCAGGTTCTCGTCGATGAAGCCCGTGGGCAGGCCCGTCTTCCCCACAAGATCCAGAACGCGCACGGCCCGCTCGGGCGCCTGCTGGGCCACGTTGGCGGCCTTCAGCCCGGTCACCACGGGGTCGGGCTCGCGCATCACCTGGGCCAGCCCGGACGCCCCAGGCTCGGGGGCAGGCTGCTCGGGCTGGGCCTGGCCGTTCATGACCTCGGAGAGGCTGGGCATTACTTGCCACCTGAGAGGATGAGGAGAATGCGCTCGCGGTTGGCGCCCGTCAGGAACGCCCCGTAGGCGCGCTGCAGGCGGTCCTTCATCAGGACCTTAGCTTTCTCGTCGGTGACGCTTTCGTCCAGCGCCCCGGCCGAGCGCGCGCTGTTGATGAGCTCGCCCAGGTCGGCCTCGGGGATGCGGCTCATCGGCACGTAGGCGTTCTGGCGCTCCTCGTCGGTGAGCAGGGCCAGCGGTTTCTCGCGGTCCTTGGCCCAGTCCTTGTCCACGAAGACCTTCTGCACCAGGCGCTTGTTGATGATGGCCTTGCGCTCGTCGTCGCCCAGCTTCTTGCCCTCGCGCTGCAGGCGGGCGAACTCGTCGTCCATGGAGTCGGCGAACTTGCGGAACGTGGCGGCCATGTCCGGGTCGCGCTCGACCTGCGACAGGGTGGTGTTCTCGGGGAACAGGCCGGAGGCCTTCAGGCCGTTGAGCACGAGCTCCTTGTCGTTGAAGAGGCTCTTCACGTCAGCCTCCTTCTTTGACCCGCGCCCGCCGGCCAGGGCCTCGCGCGCGTCCTTCCACATGCCCAGCACGCGGTGGAAGCTGGCGTCGGTCAACTTGGGCCGCGCCTGCTCGAGGAGCTGGGCCTCGGTCAGCGACGCCAGCTTGTTCGGCGGCATGCCCATGAAGCGCACCAGCACGCGGTCGTCGTCCTCCTTGACCTCGCCGCGCTTGTTCGCGTACTCGGCCAGCCGCTCGCGCTGGTACGGGGACATGCCCTTCCACTCGGGCGAGCCCACCACGGGCAGCTTGCCGGTCTGCGCCAGGTAGTTGTACCCGGCCACGAAGGCGGCCTCCTGGTCCTGGCGCACCTGGGCGGCCCGCAGCCCGTACTCGTCGCGGGCCCGGCGGTCCACCTCGTCGCGCAGCTTGCCGGTCAGGTTCTCACGAATCCACTCACGGGCGGGGCCCAGGTCCTCGAAGCGCTTGAGCAGCCAGTCCACCCGGCGCTGGCCCTCGCCGCGCAGGCCGCCCTCCTCCAGCCCGGACTTAACCTGCTCCATGAGGCGGGCGTCCTTGATGGCGTCCTTGTTCTCGTCGAAGTAGGCCTTGGCCCCCAGGTCGTCCTCGGCGCGCAGCTTGGCCATGATGATGCCGGCATGGACGCGGCTCTCGATGCCCTCGGTCAGGTTCTTGCGCAGGGCCTGCGTCTCCTCGTCCTGGCCGGTCCAGCCCTTGCGGTCGGCGTAGTCGTTGGCGGCGGCCAGCATGATGGCCAGGTTGGCCTGGGCCCGCTCGGGGTTGAGCACGGAATCGTCGTGCAGGCTCTCGGTGCTGACCTTGAACGCCTCGTCCTCCAGGCGCTCGGTCTCCTGGGCCGCGTGGCGCTGGAGGCTCGAGCGCAGCTCGGTGGCCTCGCGCAGGCGCATGTTCAGGATGGCCTGGCGCTGGGTCTCGTTGTTGGCGCCCTTCTCCAACTCGTCGGCGTACTTCTCGAAGGCGTCCTGGGTCGTGGGGATGGCGGCCATGGCGTCGCGCCCCTGCTTGCGCAGGGCCCCGCCCTCGCCGTGCAGCAGGTTGTTCTTCTGGCGCAGCATCTCGGCGTAGGTCTGCTGCGTCCAGGCGTCGTCGGCCTTCTGCTTCTCCTGCTGGGCCAGACGCGCGGCCTGGTCGGCGGCCTGGGCGGTGGCGCGCAGGGGCGCGCCCACGTCGGCCGTGGCGATGTCCCCGGCCATGCGAACAGCCGGGACACCGCCCGGCTGGACCTCTTGCTGGACGCGCTGGACCGCAGGCATCAGGACCTCCCGCGCGCGGCCGCGGCGGCGCGCTGCTGCATGGCCATCCGCCAGCCGTCAGCCTGGGCCTTGGCCGACCCGGCGCTCACCTCGCCCGCAGGCGTCTTCATCGGCAGGTCCAGGGCCCGGTAGGCCTGGCCGAACTGGCCCATGGCGCGCATGCCCCCGATGGCCAAGCCGCTGCGCGCGTCGAAGTCCAGCGCGTCGGCCCCGGCCATGGCGGTGGCATAGTCGTTCTCGGCGTTGGCCTTGATGCCCCAGGACTGCATCCACGAGCTGTTGCGGATCTCGTTGGCGTCCAGGGCGGTCAGGGTCTCCGTCTCGGCCTGGATGTCGGCGGCCGAGCCCGAGGCGATGTCGATGCCCTGGGCGGCCATGGCCGCGCGCTGCGCACCCTGCACGCGCCGCCCCTCGGCCTGGCGCGCGCGCGCCGCCTTCTCGCCGCGGCGGACCACGTCCTCGGCCTGCAGGTCGGCGAACTTGCGGTTGGCCTCGCCGACAACGCGCTGGTAGTTGGCGCGCGCCTGGCCCACGCGCATCTGCGCGAAGCCGGCGCCCAGCTCGGCGATGCCCGAGGCCCCGTACTGCAGGGCGGCGAACTGCTCGTTGCTCAGTTTCACGTCTTAGCCTCCGAGCGGGATATACCCGGCAGGACTGATGGAAAGGATGGTCATGGGGACCGGGTCGCTCTGGCGGATGAACACCCGCCCGTTGCTGTTCCATTCCCCGTTGAGCAGGATCTCGACGGGCCCGGTGGCCAGGTCCGTGGGCTCGTCGTAGCCCTCAGCGTCGCGGGCCTTGAGCTCGAAGAGTTCCCCGTCGTGGTCCACCGTGTCGTCGTCGGGGGCCCAGCCCCCGGCCCACACGCCGCGCGTGTCCTCGACGTTGAGCACCACCTTGGTCACCAGCTTGCGCTTGTCCACCAGCGGCTGGCCCTGGACCGTGTCGATGTCCAGGGTCTCGATGTCGGTGGTGTAGGGCAGGCCCACGTGGATGACCACGTAGGGGGCGGAAAGGGTCAGCGTGCCGTCCGACACGCTCAGGGCAGTATAGGTGGGGTTGTTCGGATTCGCCACCACAAAACCATCGGCGAACACGCTCACCCCCTCTCCCTCCAGGTGCCACAGGCCGGTGAGCTGGTCCACGGCCTTGCCCCAGGTGGTGCGGGCCGCCCCGCGCAGCGCCGCCGGCACGTCCCGGTTGACCTGCGCCGAGACCACCGTGGCCGAGGTGTAGGCCGTGATGGTGCAGCGGTAGACCACCCCGTCGGCCCCGGTGATGTGGATGGCGTTGCCCACGTCCCCGGCCACGAAGGTCGTCTGGGTGGCCCCGGTTCCGTCCACGAAGGTGCCGGCGCTGGCCGTCAGGGTCAGCGTCTCGCCGCGCGCCCAGGTCGTGCCCCCGCTCAGCGTCATGCTCACCGAGCCCACCTGGGTGCCGTCGTAGGTGGCCGCCGCGTCCAGGATGACGGCGTCCTCGATGGCGTCGAACTTGCGGCTGGCCATGCGTTCCACATAGCGCACCGTGCGCCCGTCCACCGTGCGGTTGACCACCACGTAGAGCACGTCCTCGTCGCCCTCGGGGACCACGCAGACGTTCTCGTAGGTGCCGTCGGTGTCGTGCCGGTGCCAGCCCCAGACCTGGTGCTCGCGCACGTAGGTCAGGCCCAGCAGGGCGCCGTCGGATCGCACGGCCCACAGCACCGAGTCCAGGTTCTGGGAGTAGGCCCAGTCGGCCAGGCTGTAGCCGCGGAACAGGTGCCCGGCGAAGATGGTCAGGTCGTTGCCCTGGTAGCCGTCCACGGCGAAGTCGAAGGCCAGGTCGCGCACGATGGTCCCGCGCGCCTGCAGGTAGATGACCGTGTTGTTGATGACCACGGGCGCCGGGGCCGCCGCCGAGCCGTTGGCCGAGAAGGACTTGGGGTTGACCTCGCCCGGGACCAGGATGCCGCTGGCATTGCCCTCGACCGACCACTCGGCGTCGCTGGTCAGGACCAGCAGGCGTCCCAGGTCCAGCAGGTGGCGCACCTCGTTGACCTTGCGCCCGGCCATCTGCCAGGTCACGGCGTCGTCGTCCTGGATGGTGGGGTGCGAGGTGAAGTTCTTGAACTGCCCGGTGCGCGACGCCCACACGGTCTCGGTGGCCGAGTTGGTGTTGGCAAACAGCAGGCGCTGCTGGTAGTAGGTGACGGCCGAGGGGTAGTTGTCGGCCGAGCTGAACAGGTCGCGGTAGACCGGGGGCTGGAGGGTGACGTCGGGCTGGGTGCCGAGGTGCGTGTAGGCCGGCACGGTGGTGTTGCCGACGAAGCCGAAATCGTTCATGTTCGTCGTGGTCGTGGACCCGGACGTCATGTAGACGTTGTAGCTGGTGGCCCCGCTCGAGGCCGTCCACGACACGTTGATGGCCACCGTGGGGCTGGCAGGGGTCACGCCGCCCAGGGTGAAGATGGTGTTCTTGATGGTCCCGTTGGCGCTGTAGGCCGTGTAGTTGGTGCTGTCCACGCCCTGCAGCTCAAAGGTGTTCGCGCCGGTGTTCACGTTGTTGATGGTGAACAGGCGGCCGTTCACCTCCGTCATGCCGGTCACGCCCTCGATGTAGACCTCGTCGCCGTTGTTGAACGTGTCCGCGCCCGCGTAGGTCACCACGGCCGGGTTGGCCTTGGTGATGCCGGTGATGTTCTGCGCGGCGCAGAAGGCGGGCAGGCTCTCCTCGTAGTCGGAGTTGAGCGCCGTGACCCGGATCTTGAAGAAGTACGCCCCGGCGGTCCCGTTGGCGGTCAGGGCCGTGGGCCGGTCGATGGACGGCGCCAGGGAGACTGCGCTCAGCGTCCAGCTCGTGTCGCCGGTGCGCGCGAGCTCGCGGGGGGCGTAGCTGGGGTGGACCAGGGTGATGACGTCGGCGCTCTGGACGAACTGCAGCTCGGCCAGGTCGGCGGCCGCGTAGGGCGTGCTGATCTCGTAGACCTCCTCCACCGTGCCGCCCGAGGTGTAGGCGGGCCACGCCGAGCTGTCCACGGCCGTGCCGTCCAGGTAGTTAAGCTGGAAGGTGTTGGCGCCCGCGTTGAGGCCCGCCACCTTGAAGTTTCGCCCGTTCACGTAGGGGCCCAGGGCCCCGGCCACGCCGCTGACCACCACCTCGTCGCCGTTGGCGTAGGTGTCGGCGCCCGCGTAGGTCAGCACCGCAGGGTTGGCCGCGGTGATGCCGGTGACATTCTGGCTGGCCAGGGTGAGCTGCATGCCCGCCTTGTGGACGCGCATGTACAGGTTGCCGAACTCCAGCACGTAGGTCTGGGTGGAGTTGAACACGAAGGGGATGAGGCGCACGACCTTGGAGCTGTCCTTGACCTCGGCCACGAACTTCGTGCCCGCCCGGTTCTGCGCGCCCCCGTGCCGCATGACGACGGCATTGCGGCAGGTGCGCAGGCCCGTCTGGTGCTTCACCATGTCGGTGCGGGCGTAGAGCGCCGGGGCTATCTCGCCGCCGGCCATGGACCGCTGCGAGAGGATGCTCATTGCCGAGCCCTCTCGAACTCGGACATGGGCTCCTGGTCAGGCCGCCCGTGCATGGCGTCGTTGACCTGGGCCTTGCCGATGGCGCGCTGGTAGAGCTGGGCCGCGTCCTTGCGCAGGCCGAACTGGTCGCCGGCCGTCACGCGCGGGGCGATGTAGACGGCCAGCAACAGGGACAGGGCCGCGACGAAGTCGGCCGGGAAGCGGCTCACGTCCTCGACGCGGTAGGTGTACTCGACCTCGGCGTCGGCCTGGTCGGTGTAGAGCAGGGCCCCGGTGTCGTCCTGGCCGATGAGGAAGGGGATGGCCGTGTCGGCCGTGTCCTGGCGGGCGTCGGACATGACGCGCCGCACGCGCAGGCAGTCGCTGGGCACGCGGTAGGAGTAGGCCCACTCGTCGGTGGGGTCCTCCTCGACCAGGCCCAGGGCGGCGAACTTGCGGGTGAAGGTCCAGGGGTAGTCGCCCAGGGCCTCGTCCACCACCTGCTCCCAGTAGCGGCGGCAGGCCGAGGCCTCGGCGCTGCGCTCATCGGCCGCGGCCACTTCCTTGCCCACGCCCAGGTGGCCCAGCGCCATGTTCCAGATGCCGATTTTCGATGCCATTCAGACCTCGGAAGGGCGGCCCGCAGGGGGCCGATATGGGAGGGGCGGGTCGGTGGCCCGCCCCTCGAGGTCAGATCTCGCTGTCGTCGTTGGGGCGCTTGCCGGCGCCCGGGGGCGCGGTCTCCTGCAGCTCGCCCTCGGCGGCCGCGGCGGCCTTGGCGGCCTGGGCGGACGCGGGCTCGTGCTTGGGCTTGGGCTCGGCGGCAGGCGCGGCCTTGGCGACGGCCTTGCCGTCGGGCTCGCCGTCCACCCACTTCATCCACTTCGAGGAGAAGTCGTCCTTGCTCTTCAGGGTGAAGGGCAGCCCGGCGCCGGGCTTGTCCGAGTCGTCGGGGTAGCGGCGGCGGAAGCCGTAGAAGCCGGGCTTGATGGCCACGACGCGAAGGGAACCAGCCATGTCTCTCTCCATTGCGGTGGACCTTCAGGGGGCGGGGCACCACGCCCCGCCCCCGTCCGGCCCAGTTCTTACACGGTGTAGTTCTTGGGGTACGTCGCCCAGTTCTGCACCTGGTTCAGGGGGCAGAGCCAGGCGGTGATGGTCACGCTGGGGGTGGTGCCGCCCAGGGTGTTGTACATCCGCAGGTAGCGGTCGAACGTGACCTCGGGCGGCAGGGGCAGCGTGTGCAGGCTGCCCGCCGTCAGGTTCGAGCCCGCGATGGTGCGGCTGGTGACCGTGGTCGCCGAGGTGTGGGTGGCGTTGTCCTCGGTCTCCACGGCGAAGGTGTAGGTCTCGTTGCCCGAGGCCGTGTCCGCCGCGGTGTCCACGGTGAACGCGACGCACATGGGCTCGCCCGCGCCGATCTTCTTGTCGGTGCCCAGGTCGATGGTGTTGGTGCTGGCGGCGGTGGCCGTGAAGGCCTGCGCGTCGCTCAGCAGGAGCAGGGAATCAGGACGCATGGTGTGGTTCTCCTAGTGCAGGTTGGCGGCCCGGGGGCCCTATGCCCCCGGGCTCAGGTTCGGGCCTTCTTAGCTGACAGCGCCCTCGGCCTCGGTCAGCTTGTCGCAGATGCGCACGGGCACGCCGCGGAAGCTGTACTTCATCATCCCGTCAACGTTCTCGTACTTGAGGCCGCCGCCCAGGATGACGTCGTCACGCCGCTGCACGTCCAGCATGCGCGCCACGCCGCGGTTCATGTAGAACACGGGGCGCACCGCGGCCAGGTCGGGCAGGGTGTGCAGGGCCTGGATCATCAGCTCGATGAGGTCCGCGGCCGAGGTCTTGGCGCGCAGGTTGCTCATGTCGATGTTGGGGATGCGGACCACGTTGCGCCAGTCGGCGACGGCCAGGCCGATGTCCCAGCTCCAGCGGGCCCGGTAGGCCTCGAGCTGGTTGCCGGAGATGGTCGAGCTCACCACCTGCAGGCCGTAGTCCTTGTAGTCCAGGCCCACGTTGTTCGCCCCGCGGGGGTAGAACATGTGGACCGCCTGCTCGCCCCAGCCCACCAGGTAGATGGAGCTGTTGTCCGAGCCCGAGCCGCCGGCCGAGATGACGTTCGACCCGTTGCCCGCGCTGGTGCTGTTGTAGCGGTTGGCGAAGCCGATGATCTCCTCGGGGTTGGCGGCCGAGCCGTAGAAGATGGTGTCCACCAGCTCCTGCTTCAGGCTCTCCACGTGGGCCTTGGCGCGCTGGGCGCGGTAGGCGGCCACGTCGCCGTTGAGCTCGGCGACCTTCTTGTCGATGACGCTCCAGTTCTCCACCGTGCCGGCCTGCTCGGTGAACTGGGCGTTGCTGTCCTTGCTGGGCGGGTTGCCCACGTTGGCCAGGCGCCAGAAGCTGCTCGGCAGAGCGGTCTGCGCCGTGACCTGGTGGCCGTTGGGCAGGTTGCCCTCCAGGATGACCATGTCATCCAGCAGGTCGTTGCGCTGCTTCATCAGCTCGATGGTGCGGGCCGGCGCGCCGTTCGGGTCCAGCGTCTTGAGCCAGTCCGTGATGGTCGGGTTGGTGACGTCCAGGGTAGCCATGGGATTGCTCCTTGATTCGGGTTACGAGCCGCCTTCCCCGCTCAGGGTCGGGCTGAAGACGTCTCGGTTGGACTTGCGTTCCGCGGGCTTGGCCGCGCCGGGGTTGACGATGGCATCGTCGCCCATCGCCTTGCCCAGCTTCACGCCGAGCCGCACGACTTCCGGGTGGTTCGCCAGGCCGCTCTGCTCCAGCATGTCCATGAGGGCCTTCGAGCCGAAGCGCTCGTAGACCCGCTTGGACAGCTCCAGGTTCTTGGCCAGGCCCTCGCCGCCGATCTCGGGGTCCTTGACGGCGGCATCGGCCCACGCCTTGGAGGCGTCCTTGAGCTGCTGCTCCTGGGCGGCCGCGTGTTCAGCAACGGCCTCGTGCTCGCGTTCCACCAGCGCCTGGGCCGCCTCCTGCGAGAGTCCTTGCGCCTTGGCGTAGGCGGCAATCTTCTCGAGGCGGGCAGGGGCCAGCAGGCTCCCATCGGGCACCTTGAGGTCGTACTTCTCAGGGGCCTGGGCGGGAGCCGCGGGCGGGGTGCTCTCGCCCGGCTTGGGAGCCGGAGCGGGGGCGGTGTCCCCAGGCTTCGCGCCAGCCGCGGCCGCGGCGGGAGCGTTGCTGGTGGGGTTGGGTTCAGGGGTGACCGCTTTGGTGGGTTCCGGCACGGCCACCGGCTGGGGATCAGGCATTGGCGTTCTCCTTCGAGTGTTCCTGCAGCATTTGCAGGAAGGCTTCCGAACGGGCCTCCATGACCTCGTCCTTGATGTACTGCCCGCACTCCTGCCAGGCGGCCTTGCGGCCCATGGCCGAGGCGTTGGAATCCCACACCGCGCCGAAGGCGCCGAAGCGCTCCATCAGGCGCCAGATGACGCGGCGGCCGCGGCGGTCGCTCAGGACCCAGGACAGGTCCTCGAGCTCGAGGCGGCGGCGGTGCTGTTCCTTCTCGCTGGCCTTGATGACCTGCTCCTCGTCGGCCGCGTTGCCGACCAGGGCCTTGGGCTTCTGCTGGCTCAACGCCGCCTCCGTCGCATCATCTGGGGCGGCCACGCCGAGCCCGCCGATGGGTCCACCGTCACCGTGGTCGTCGGGTCGTAGACGTTGCGCACCCGGATGGCGTCCAGGTAGCCGTCGAAGTTCGCCCCGACGTGGGCTGAGCCGCCCGCCGCGATGTACTGCGGGGTGACGAACACCGGGCAGCTCGTGGACAGCTTCTCGGTCAGCGTCACGGTGCCGGCCACCGTCCACTCGCCCACGTAGGTCTTCCAGAGCGTTCCGTTCCAGGTGGTCTTGACGTACCACTTCTTGGAGCCGATGGACGCCTGGACCATCGTGTTCTCGCCGGTGCCGTTGCTGTAGGCCATCAGCGACGCCCCGTTGTGGTATATCTCCAGCACCCGCGTGGTCGTGCCGTCCTTGGCGATGCTGAACAGGATCTTGGTGTTCGCCGTGTTCGGGTCGGTGAACGCGAACTCCACGCACCCGGCCGAGCCGGTCAGGGTCCCGACGGGGATGAGGAACCGCCCACCCGCCCCGCCCTTGTAGGTGCCCTCCCACGGCGCGGTCGTGCTGTAGGTCAGCGCCGTCTGCACCGTGCCGTGGTTGCCCAGGCCAGAGCTGTCCTGGACGTTGTTCTCCAGCAGGTACAGGCCTTTGGTGTTCGCTTCGATGGGCATCAGCTCCACCCGAGCGAGGAGAACCCGACCTGGGGTCGGTTGGCCGGCTTGGACGGGTCCAGCATCTCCAGGGCGGTGAACCCGCGGCACCCTGACAGGTCGGGCTCGCTGGCCGACTGCACGGCCAGGATGAGGTCGCCCCCGGCCGCCGCCGGGCCCAGCTCACGCGTGCCTTGCAGGGCGGCCAGGTCCAGGGGCTCGCCGGTCAGGCGCACCCGGTAGCACCAGATGGCCACGGCCTACCTCATCCGGCCGAGCACGGTGATGGCCACGCTGGTCACCGACCCCGAGGTCACCTTGGGCCGCACGTAGCGCGTGAACTCGCAGATGTTCTTGATGCCGTCCGCGGTCAGCGCGATGGAGTTGCCCAGGCCATCGGTCAGGGTGAACCAGTTGGTGTTGTCGTGCGAGCCCTGCAGCGTCACGGTCGCGCCGTTCCACGTTCCGACCATGGTGACCGAGCGGTCGCCCATGGGCAGCTCGGCCGTGTCGCCGGTCTCGTTGGACGTGAACGCCCAGCTGGCGCCAGCGACGCCGGCGCTCAGCTTGGGGTTGACGTCGGTCTTGGTGGTGGCCATGGCCTACCTCCTACTTGGTGAACTCGCGGCGGACCCGCACCACCACGGCGCCCAGGTCGATGTCCGTGCTGGCCCCGGTCGTGGCCGTCAGCAGGACGTAGAAGCTCTTCTTCGTGGTCACCTGGGCGGCCAGGCCGCTCTTCAGGCTGTTGTTCACGTCCACCTCGCTGTCGGCGGTCTTGCTGATCTGGGTGATGGAGCCCACCGAGGCGTCGGTCATGTCGGCCGTGCCCACGGTGAAGCTGCGCAGGTTGGCGTCCAGGGTGACGGTGTTGCCCGCGCTCTCGATCTGGCCCTGCAGGTAGAAGCCCTCGATGACGTCGCCCACCTGCAGGCCCTCGACGGGGACCACCAGGGTCGCGGCCGTCTGCGAGGCCGGGCAGGTGGCCAGGCGGCCGATGTTCACCGCGCCGCCGCCCACGGTCCAGCCGGCGGTCGCGCCGACCTTGCTGTAGCCCGTGCAGATGAGGTCCTGGGTCGTGCTCTTCATCGTTCCAGCCATGGTGTTGCCTCCTTCTTTGGCCCGATGCCGGGCTCTAGTTATGCCCGAGAGCGGGCCTTACTGAGGGGTGAGCTGGCCGGCCTGCGCCTGGTCCAGCAACTTCTTGAGCACGTTCTCCCCCTCCAGGCTCGCGCCGGAGAGGTCCTTCACGGTCTTGCCCATGGCCTGCATCTGCTCGGCCTGAGCCTGCTGCTGCATCGCCTTGGCCTTGCCCTCGCGCAGGGCCGCCACCTGCTCGTCGGTGCGCACCACGCCCGGGGGCGCGCTCAGGATGTCGGCATAGGTGTCCACCACCTGGTCCATGTCCAGCTTGTCCAGGACGTCGGGGACCACCGTGGCGAAGTTCAGCGTGGTCTGCATCAGGCGGTCGAGCCCGCCGATGGCCACCAGCTTCTGGCTGTTGGCCATCATGGAGATGAACTCCACCTTCAGGTCCACGCCGGCCAGCTCGCGCGGCGCGGGCGGGAACATGCCCCGCTTTTCCATGATGCGGAAGGCGTTGTCCACGATGGGCTTGAGCAGGTGCAGGTCGAGCTGCTGGAGCACCGGCCCCAGCACCAGCAGCTTCTCCTCGTGGCGCTCGTCGATCTCGCGGGCGGTCGGGCGCTCGTTGCGCGTGTCATCGGCCAGCATCAGGAACAGGTCGGCGAAGTAGGCCTTCTTGATGGCCTCCTGCACCCGCTGGATCTCCAGCATCAGGTGGTTCAGGTCCAGGCTCACCTCGTGAGCCGGGCGGATGCCCTTGGCGCCGTCGCGCTCGTCGACGTAGTTGTTGTCCCCGGGCAGGATGCTCGTCTTCACCGTCCGCATGGACAGCGGGTAGACCATGGGCGGGTTGACCTGCTTCTCGATGGCCTGCAGCTTGCGCTTCTGCATGAGCTGCAGCTGCTTCACGTCGCCCAGGGCCATCATGCCCGGGCAGTTGGTCCCGTAGGTGTCCTCGCCGGTCACCGACCAGCGAGGGCCGAACACGGGGAACTCGTCGAAGCCCGACTCGCGCAGGTACACGTCGCGCTCGGCCGTGCCCTCGCCCTGGCCCTTCTCGTAGTAGATGCTGGCCCAGCGCTTGTACTTGGCGTGCAGGCGCTCCGGGTCGTACTCCTCGTTGGGCAGGATGAAGTGGCACACGTCCACCGCCTCGCCCATCTTCCCGTCATCGTACATCTGGCGCACGCGCGGGCTGAAGTTGCTCCAGTCGGCCACGCGGCCCTGGGAGTCGCGCTCGGCAAACTCCTGCACGACCTGGCGCACCGTCATCCTGAACTCGCGGAAGAACACGGCCACGCGGTGGTTGGCGTCCAGGGCCAGGCAGTAGGAGCCGACGGGGAAGGAGTTGAAGCGGAAGGCCGCGCCCTGCGGGTCGAAGTTCTCCTCGATGGAGCCCGCGGCGGTGGCGAAGGTCCCCAGGTCGTCGTAGACCGAGGGCAGGACGTTGTAGAGGTCGGACTTGCTGAACTCCATCATCATGCGCTGGTGCACGATGTAGAGCCAGCTCTTCACCGGGCCCTTCTCGTCGAGCTCAGGGCTGGCGGTGGTCAGGCGGAACCATTGGCGCGCAGGGCTGGTCAGGCCGCTCATCATCCCCGAGGTCAGGGTGCGCGCCGCGAACGCGGCCGTCAGGTCGTTCAGCTTGTTGTTGCGCCGGTCGCCCCGGTTGGCGTCGGTGACCATGAAGCGCGGCCGGTTGGGCAGGATGTAGTCGGCCAGCTCCCGGTAGTGGGGCAGGAACGACTCGCGCTCCTGCACCATCTGGGTGCGGATGGCCTCGAGCCGTGCGCGCTTCGAGTCGGCCTGCTTCGGCATCACGCCCCCAGAATCGTCTTACCGCCCGCGCTGGGCGCCGGAGCGGCCCCGCCGCCAGGCACGCCCATGGGCCCGGTCAGCATCGTCCCCGAGCGCCCCTGCTTGCCCAGGGCGGCCACCCGGGCCCGCGCCGACTGCGCATCGCGCGTGCGGATCATCGCCTCCTGGTTGGCCGCGTCTTCCTGCTGCTTCTTGAGCGCGTCCTGCTGGGCCTGGGCCCGGGACGCCGCGCGCCCGGCCTCGTTGTCCAGCCGCTGGCGCTCCTTCTCACCCGAGTAGACGTTGTAGGCGGTACCGCCTGCGGCCAGCGCTAGTGCGACGTAGGGAATGGCTGCCTGGGGCATTAGAGTGTCCTCGAAAAGGCCGTGTAGTCCGGCTCGTAGCCCAAGGCTTCGAGCCACCGCCAGGACGTGCTGGCCGGCATCAGCCAGGTCAGCTTCTGCACCCCGCGCTCGCGGAGCTGGCGCTCCACCCAAAGCAGGAACTTCCCGCTTCCGAATCCCCGCGCGTCCGGGTGAATGAACAGCGCGTCCTGGATGGCCTGCACGATTCCGGGCTGTTGGGGAAACGCCCCGACCATGAACGTGGCGTATCCCATGAGCACTCCGTCTCGCCTCAGCGTGTAGAGCACCATGCCGTGCTGCTCCAGTCTGTGGTACGTGTTCCGGTCCGGCATGACGTCAACCGGGCGGCCCACGGCGCGCTGGTGTTCCAGTATCAGCGGCCACGCCTCGTCC